AAAGATGTTCCACGCTGCCACGACGAAACCGTCGCCGCTGGCGTGCGACTTCGGCACCGTGATGCGCGTGTTGCTGTCCGCAACATCAACCCCATTGACACGGAACCAAATGTCAACGTTGGCCTCTTGGCTATCAGCATTGCGCAACTGGGCGCTGAACTGCACGTTGTAGATGCCCGTGCGCGTCACGACAGCCTTGGTGTTGTCGGCAACCGAAATCCCGTGCGAGATGTCCGTTGTTGCAAACTGCATCGGCGTTTCAGTGTTGATGGACGCTGTCTGCAGCACGTTGCTGTGAAACGAGCCAACGAGCGGGATGCGAGCGAACAACTGCTCGCTGCCGTCAGGGTCTTTGACACCGACGATGTCGCCATTCGCTTGGTCGTACAGCCATGGGCTGCCGGGATACTTTTGGAAGACGGGCATTAGACCTCCAGTGCGCTAGGGCTGCCGTATCCAGAGAACATGTTCATCACGTCGGTCAACGCGGTTTGCTGATCGGTAGGCGACGCAGCCAGGTTGCGAGTCGCCTTGCTGGCCTGCTCGACCGCAGCCACCTGCTCCTTCGCCGCCATTGCCTGGTTGCGCGCATTGCGCACCATCGCCACTTCCTTGTCCGCAATGATGAGCGAAGGATCGACCCCAAGCATGTCGGCATAGATGTCGGCCCACTGGTCGCTGTCGAACTTGTCGAGCACGTCGGGCTTCATCTGCGCGATGGCGCCGAGGTTGCCGACGAACCTGTCAACGCTGTTCGTGCCGATGGCACGCTGCGCCTGCGCGAGCATGCTGACGAACTCAACGTTCAGATCCATGCCCTGCAGTTCCTCAGGCGCCGGCGGGACGATGCCCGACTGAATCATGCGCGTGAACGTGATGTCAACGAGCGGGTCGAGCAGTTCGTTGTGCAGGCGCTCAAGCACGGGGCCGAGCATCAGCAGCTTTTCCTCGTGGCGTTCCGCGACCTCGGTGGCCGTCATGCGCGTGTTGGGCTGCGTAGCCAGCATCAGGAACATGTCGGCGTAGAACGCGCCTCGCACGCGGTCGCGGCAATCGACAATGTCGTTCAGCAGGTACTGCAGGTTCAGGTTGACCTCAAACGCGGTCTTGATGCCCATGCCTGCGCCGTCAACAAACGAGATGCCGCCCGGCAGCGTCTCGACGTCGCGGTTCTTCATCGACACGGGAACCTGCAGTGGCGGCTTGGTCTGGAAGTCAATGGCCTGCGCCTTGCGCAACTGCTCGTGCTGCAGCTGCTTGATGTCCCCAAGCGCCTCCATGCCGGGCGAGTTGCCATAGATGTCTCCGCCGGCGGTCGCCCAACGCGGTACGAGCGCAGGGAACTGTTGGAACCCAGACTCGCGCAGGAACTTGCCTTCCTCGCCGCCGACCTCGAAGTACCACGACCCGTAGGCCATGTTCTTGTCATCGCGCTTCTTGTGGTCGCGGTCGGTGCGTGGCTCAATGGCGTGGATGATCGGCACCCAGGCGTCGAGTGTGCCACGGTCGTACATGTTGCGCACCGTAATGCTGCAGTTATTGTAGCCGAACTCCTTGACTAGATCGGCGACCGTGACTTCAAACTCGCGGTACAGCGTGGTCACGCGACCTTGGAAGTCGGTCGCAATGCAGTACTCGCCGCAGGTCACGGGGTACTGGTGGATGACGTTCTTGAAGTCAGGCAGCACGACGCTGACCGCCGTGCCGAACGCGCCAAGTTCCTCGTACATCGTGTGCAGGGCGCGGTACGTGTTTGACTTCTGGAACACGAGCTGCATGCGCCGCGTGACATCGTCAAGCCACAACTTGACGGGCTGGTAGGAGTTGAGTTCCGGGTCAGCGGTGGCGAGCCTGAACCACTGCCGTGCAGGCGACGTTGCTCCGGCCATCATGCCTGCGCCGAGCGTGCGCAGTGCGCGAGTCCCGGTGTTGTCGTAGATGTTGTTGTGCCGGCGCCATCCCTTGTCGCGGTCTTGGCGGAAGTAGCGACCGTTGCGCGGCAGCAGGTAGGTGGTGATCTCCTGCCAGTGCGCGAGCCAAGATGCGCGCTCAGACTTGAGCATCCCCCAGCGCGTGAACAACTTGTCCCGCGTGGGTGCGTCGGGGTAGGACTGCGCGTCGCCCGTGTATTCGCTCATCTCAGCCTCCGAGGAGGGTTGACCGACCCAAGGCAAGATCCTGCTGCGAAACGCCGCTCGGACCGGTCAGCATGGTGCTGGTTGGTCCGCCGCCTGCGCCCTCAGCTGCGCCGGCCATGATTGCGCCCATGTCGGGTTGGCGACGGTTGGCGGCTGCCATAGCCTGCGCGCTGCGTCGCTGCTGCGATGCGGCCTGCGTGGTTGCCTGCTGCTGCGCCTGGCGCTGCTCGTTCATAGCCTGCTTTTGGGCGTCATTTGCGCGTTCGCCTGCGTAGACCGAGTATGCGGTTCCTGCAGCAGCAGCCGCTGCCGCAGCTGCCGCGATGCCTGTGCTAGCAGCCGTAGCTGCCGTTGCTCCGAGAGCCGTACCGAGTGCCGTGAATGCTGCCATGTCAAATCTCCTTCGTGTGCATGCGTTCCGTGACACTATAACCCATTCGCCCCAACAATCTTGCAACAGGTGTGTCACCTTGGACAACAAGATCGCTCATGGCGATGTATTGCACGTCGAGGTTGTGGGCGTGATCCTCAAACGTCTTGAGCAGCCGGATGCCAGCCGACGTGATGCGATAGGCCGGGTCCACCCACCACGCTAGTTCGATGGCGGTCCTGACGTGCGCCGCAAACCACAGCGGTCCCGTCACGCCGAGGATCGCGCCGATGACACGCCCGTCCATTTCAGCGACGAACGAGCACTCAAACGCGATGATCTGGGCAATGCCGGCCTGCAACTGCTCGTCGGTCACCTGGATGTTGCGGTACTCGCTGTACTGCAGGAAGTCGCGGCCCATCGCTGTCAACACGGCGGCGTCTTCGATGGTTGCCATGCGGATGTTCATTGCATTGCCTCGTATGGGTCGTAGTCGTTCCGTGCGCGTGGGTCGATTCGTTCGCGGATCTCGCGTGGCAGCGCCTTGGCAACCGGGAACGCGAATGTCAACGCAAGGGCGTCGGCGATGTCGGGGCTAGCGCCGCCCTGCAGGCGCTTCTTGATCTCGTCCTTCGACTCAAGCACACGCCTGCCGACCATGTCAAACTCGTAAGTCGGGGTGGCGAGTTCGGCCTTGAGCGTGGTGTCGTTGGGGATTGCGCCGCCAGACTGCAGCCACTCGCGCATGGACCACCACATCTCGGTGCGCTTGTTGACATACAGGTTGGGGTAGATCGCCTTGCCGCCAAAGTTCACTTCCATGACGTCGTAGTCGAGCTGCCGCAGGCGGTCGATGACGCCGGCCCCGCCGCCGACGTCGATGAACACGGCGTCCGGGTCGCGGTCTTCGATCAGGTTGGCAATGCGGCCTGCCAGCGCCATGTTGTCGATGCCTTGGAAGATGCTCGGCGTCTCCATGCGCAGCCCTTGGCGGAACACGACCACGCTGCGGTCATCACCGAACCTGGCCGGGTCAACGCCCATGACGAGCGGCGCGTCGCTGACATCGCGGTCGGGGTACACAAGCGCTGCTGCGCTCTCGGAGTCGGCGAGCGTGATGAGCTGATTGTCGCCTGCCGCGGTGAAGTCGCACAGGTATTCGCGTGCGTAGGCCGACTCGGGCATGTCGCGCTTTAGGCGCTGCACTTCGACCTTGTCAATGGCGTCCGTATCGTTGACGGTATAACGAGCGGCCCACCAGTCGGGCAGACTGCTCGCACGGTAGAACAACTCGCTGAACAGGTTGATGCCCGCCGGCGTCCCGATGAACATGGCCCACCCCTGACGGTCGGACAGGGCGGGCTGGATGATGTCGTTCCAGACCTCGGGCCGGATCTGGGCGACTTCGTCAATCACGCAGCCGTCGAGTCGGACGCCGCGCAGGGCGTCGGGGTTGTCTCCGCCGAACAGGCGGATGGTCGCGCCGTTGTGTTTGAACGTGACGGCTAGGTCCGCCTCGTTGATGTCGATGGCCGCGGTCTGACGCATGGGCAGGAGTTTCTGCTTGAGCCGCGCCCAGGCGATGGCTTTGGCCTGCTTGAGAAACGGGGCGACGTAGACGAAGAACCCTAGTTCGGCTTTGCACTTGAGGCACTTGTCAATCAGCTCCATGATGGCGAGTTCGGTCTTGCCTGCCCGGCGGTGCAGGGCTAGAACGGTAAACCGTCGCCTCTTGAGGTGACATTCGCGCTGCCACGCTCGCGGGTGGTAGTCGAGCCTGATCGCGGTCATTCGGCTGGTACGCCTGTCGTGACGTTGAGGGTCACGCCGCCGGCATGGTCAACGCCGACCCGGTCGCCGTACTTCTTGGGGTTCCATTTGGCGAGCAGCTTGAGCCTCGTTTCGATCTGCAGCCGCCGCCACCCGACATGGGTCTGGTCGATTGGCTCAATGTCGGCCAGCCGCATGCACTCGTCCGCGATTACGTCGTAGCCATCCTCGCGTGCGCGTGCGATGCGGAGGGAGAATTCTGAGTCCTTGTCCATCCACTCGTAGACCGTGGTCCAGTGGGCGTTTCCCGGCTGTCTGCACCATTCCCTGAGCGGACGGCCCTCCGACACCCATTTGACCAGGCTAGCCGCCTGATCGGCTGGTACTGGCTCTGGCGGCCTTCCCTGCCTTACCGGGAGCGGCGCTTGGCCGCCTTGGCCTTGTCCGCCCGCACAAACTTCTTTGCCACGGACATTGGCACGCCCGCCTTCTTGGCGAACGATCGGTTGTGCGCTGCTGCTTGCATCAGACGCTTCTGAGCCGGCGACTTGCTTGGCATTCTTATTCCGTTTCATTCTTGGGTGAAAGTTGGATGGTGAATCCCGCCGCGTCGGCGATGGCGAGGATGGAGTTGAACGATGCGTACCGCCGGCGCAGGCTAGGTGCTTGGCTCAGGATGCAGCGCACGGAATGCGCTCGCAGCACCCGTTGCTTGTCGAGACTCATCGCTAACTCGTTGCGCGATGAGCCGTTACGCTCCAAATGTGCAACGATTGCGTCCCTGAACTCATCAAACGTGCTGACCGTCATAACCGCGAATATAGCCCGTAATTATGTCAACTCGTGGAGTTGACACCAAAATCTTGGATAGTTGCTGCCCAGACGATGCGCGGCGTGCCGACACCCATCCACCGCGTTTCAATCTCGTCGGTGACCCAGCAGCGGGCCTGCTTGACGGTCATGCCCTGATAGTCGCGCAGACGGGCAACGATCATGTCGGCTGAGTAGACGGCGACTGGCGGACCACGTTCTCCTGCTCGTGGGTAGTTGATGCCGAGCAGGCAGTCATCCATCCCCGCCAGCAGCACCGGACCCTTGCGTGACTTCGCCATGATCGGGAGTGTACTTGCCGCCGAGTCTCGCCCTCCACACGCTCGCGTGATTGCGGATTGACTTGTCGTTGAGATCGTTGCGCATGGCGTTGACAGGCGCCGGGCCGCCGTTCATGTGCTCCACGAACCACGCTCGCCACAGCTGCGCAGCCTCGCCGTCGCTCAACCCCTTCGCGGTCACTCGTTCGATGATCGTGTCGCGCTCGTTGATCGTGCGCTCGCGGACGGTGTTCATTGCCGTTGCGAGGATCGCGGATGGGTCGATGGGTCGCTTGTCCTCGTCAAGCCAATCGCCTGCCTCGGCTCGTTCGATGCGCGTCCGCCAGGCCGGCTCGCGCATGACGAGTCGCTTCAGTTCCGAATCCTTGATGTCAACAACCCCCGCCGCCTGTGTTCTGGTGGTGGGGTTAGTTTTAGAGTTCATGTAAGAGTTAGGGTGCATCTCCTGCACCACATGAGGTGCATCTCCTGCACCACCCCGGTGCATCTGCTGCACCACTGGTGCATCTCCTGCACCACCTGATTGGTGCATATGCTGCACCTTGAGGTGCATATCCTGCACCACTGGTGCATGTGGTGCACCATCTATGGCGAGGTTGTAGGTCAATGACTTGCGCTCCCAGTTCGTCGTGATGACGTTCTTCTCGCGCAACCTGCCGACCAGAACCTTGACGGTTCGGATGCTCAACGAGGTCATGGTTGCTAGCCGGCGCTGCGACGGGAACGCAACCTGGCCGTGGCTAGCGATGGCAATGAGCAACAGCTTCTCAAGTGCCGTCAAATTATGCCTCGCCAGAATCTCGCTAGTTATTGGCCTGCTCATTAAACGCCACCAATGACATCTTGCCATTGAATCGTTGTGCCGGGAGCTGCCGACCAACACTCCTGCCGCCCCTTTTTCAAATTTTCCTCAAGCGTCATGTATTGCACGTTCATTGGGTGATGCATACCGCCCTTGCACATCGGCACAATGTGATCGACCGTCCATCCTGGAGGGCAATTGCGATAGATAAGCCTAAGCAATTGTCGCGGGAAACCGAAACACATCACTCCATACTTCCTAGCTCGTTTGTCAGCGCACTTCAGTTTGCAATTCACTTGGTCGTGCCACCGCATTCGCTCGCGCACTCTGATTGCTTCTCCAATTCGACACGTTTCACATCTACACCCATGCTTGTATCCCTGATATCCATTTAGATTTGGGTATTTGCATTCCGTCGCCATGCGTCAAGTCCTTCCGTCCGCCATGTAGCGGACAAATTCGTAAATCCGGGGTGAGGCGGGGGAGCGGTTTGGCGGTACTACCCCGCCTCGACCACCGGACTTGGTTGTTGAGCGAATGCCAAACCGCTCTGCGCCCCATCATACTTGACCTACGCCACGGCGCAAGTACATTCCACCCGTACAGTGACCCTTAGCGCGACGCCCAGCTTCCCCCGGCTGGGCGTTTGCGTAGGCACAGCGCCCGTGGGCGCCTGCCCGCGGCGGGATGCTGTTCTTACATCAGCGGCACTACGCGCCACGGTGTACCTCGCGGCCTCGGCATGGCGCCCGCGTGAGTGTTTGCCATAGGCGCAGACTCACACACCCGCACCGCTATCGTACCCGTGTGCGCCACGCCAACCTACCGTTCCACCTATATGTGAACATATCCAACGCGGCGCTCGGGCCGAACATGCAACCTGGTGTTACACGCGGCATCCTGCACGCCGTGCATTGCCGACCTGGTCAGCCCGTCATGGGCCATGTGCTCCTTGAGAGCGGCGCGCACTGGTCGGGAATGCTCTGGCACCTGATCTCAACGAGCGAGGAGTTTGCGCTTGAGCAGCGCGTCCTGCAGCCGTGGGGAGCGATGGGCGAGGAGCTGCAAGCATGGAACATCAACTATCTTGAAGGTTTGCCCGTTTCGACGCGCATGGCCGGCAAGGGTCGGCACACTGGAATCATGCTCGACTGGGCGGACGGGTTCAGTCGCTACCCCGCCGAGCACAAGCCGCTCAACATGATTGAACTAGACGGCGGACAGTTCGCGCTCCTGCCCAACAACTACTGTGTGTTCAGCGACCGCCATTTCATCCGCGCCGACAAGGGCAAAGACCTGCACCGCTACCGCCGCAACGATGTCACGCTGTGGAGCGAATGAACTACAGATGTTGACGA